CTGTGAGATTCATTGTGATCAATGAAACCCTTTCCCCAGTTTTCTGCTACACAGTATTGATATGTTTTTGCCATAGTTTTCTCCTTTTATTAATCTGTTAATACCTTAATTGTGTTCGAAGTGCTACTCCATTCGTAAGTTGTTGTTACCTGAGCTCCTGGAGGTTGTTGTCCACTAACACTTAAACCTGCAGTTGTTGTTCCTCTTGCTCCAGTACCTTGAGTTCTTGTCTGTATGGGTAAATCAGCAATTTCTGTCCAACTAGTTCCATCCCATTGTTCTACGGTTGCAAAATAATCTGTTGAATCATTAGCACCACCAACCATCATTCCATCAGTACTACTTGAACCTATTGATCCTGCATTCATTCCTGCAACAGCTAAATCTGCTACTTCTGTCCAGTTAGTTCCGTTCCAAGTTTCTGTTTCTGTTTTATTGGGACTTGCTCCACCAGCACTTAATGCTGAAGTTACTGTTCCACATCCCATATTATCACCTCTATCAGTGTTTAAATCATTAACTTCTGTCCAACTTGATCCATTCCATAATTCTGTCAAACCTTTATAAATAGGAGAAGGAGGAGCTCCTGTACCTCCAAAACCTAATGCAGATGTACTACTAACTCCTGCAGATCCTTGATCAGCTCTTGCTGTGTTCATAGAAGGTCCAGTTGTCCAGTTAGTTCCATTCCAACTTTCAACAACATTTGTATAAGGGGCAGCACTACCACCATAAAATAAACCTGATGTAAGAGTACCAGCGGCCCCACCACATTTTCTTGCAGTATTCATATCGTTTACTTCAGTCCAACTTGTTCCATCGTAAGATTCAGTTTGAGCATGATAATTAGGCCCTGGAGTTTCTCCTCCAGCAAATAATTGTGCTGACTGAGTTCCAAAACCTCCAGAGTCTCCTCTAGCAGTATTTACAGCTCCACCTGTAGACCAAGCACCGACTGGTGAACCTCCGCCTGTAAATTCTTCTGTAAGATTTTGATAAGTTGAAAGAGTATTTCCACCATAAGCTATTGCTGAAGTTGATGACATTCCTGCTCCACCTAAATATTGTCTAGCCTGGTTTAAATCAGTTGTTTCGGTCCATGCAGATCCATTCCATTTTTCTGTGTTAGCAAGAGGATTTCCAGGTCCTTCTCCACCAAATACTAGTGAAGATGTACTATCTGCACCAGATCCTGCTATCGAAGCTCTTGCTGTATTTAATCCACTAACTTCTGTCCAATTAGTTCCATTGTAAGATTGTACATTACCAGTTCTAGGTTCTGGAGATGAAGCACCACCAGAAACTAAACCAGATGTGCTTGTGCCTTGTCCTGTACCATAAGCTTTAGCAGTGTTTAAATTATTACCTTCAGTCCAGTTAGTTCCATTCCATATTTCTGTATCAGCTAAATAATCAGGTGGAGTTCCACCTGCAGAAATTGCTGCAGTTGCTGTTCCAAAACCCATTACATAAGTTCTTGCACTTGGTAAATTGTTAACCTCAGTCCAGTTAGACCCATTCCATAATTCTGTATTTACTGTTGCAGGTGGAGCATTTCCACCATATACTAATGCAGATGTGTTACTTGCTCCAGCCATTGAACTTAATTGTCTAGCTTGATTTAAATCATTTGTTTCAGTCCAGTTAGTTCCATTCCAAGATTCACTTAATGCAGAACGTCCAGGGGGATAAAACCCTCCTGCACCAATAGCAGATGTTTTAGTTCCTGCATTACTCATTGAAGCTCGACCAGTATTTAAAGTATTACCAGTTGCCCATGTATCTGTAGATATAGTAGGATATTGATATTTCCAATCATCGTTAGTGCTATCGTACCATAGCTCACCTTCCACGGCTCCTGGGTAATTACCAGCGTAGTTGACAACCGAAGTTCCAACTGTCTCTTTATAGGTAGCCATAATTATTTAGCCTTTAACAACCAACCCTGAGTTCCGTCTGTGTAGACTAAAGTGTTTGCGGCTCTTTCAACTGAAACTGTAAGATCTGCTGCCGCTCCATTAATTTTTTCACTATTTCTTCCAATAGTTAGAGCGTAAGTGTCAAAAGTACCCGCATAGTCTATAAACGAAACTTCATCTCCGATTGTTGGTGATGATGGTAGAGTCAAAGTAAACGATCCACTAGTTGTATTACAAAATACACCTTGTCCAGCTACTGCTGTATAGTTTGATGTTTTTA